GCAGTCTCTTCCAGTGGCGTAGCCACGTTGGGTGGGATGGCGTTTCGGATTCTTTGCGCTGCCATTAAAACTCTGGCTTGAGCCAAGTTGTTTCCATTGACTGGCGGCTCTTGCGCGATCCGTTCAAGTTCTGCTGCGACTTGCTCTTGCACAGGTGCTGCCTCCTTCAAAGCCTCGCGAATCAAGTCATATGCTGTGCCACGACTGACTCCCAACGCTCCCGCAATCAGGTCAGGAATGTCAGGCACAGGTGCTGCCATATGCGTAGCATCGCTAAGAGCTTGCTTGATGGCGGTGATGGCATCATGCGCTTGGTCGCAGTCCGTCCCTGCAACAGTGTTGCAGTAATACTGCTCAAGCAGGTTTTCCAACGCCTCCAGCGCCAGCTTCAATGCTTCGTCTTTGCTCGGTTGCTTAGGCACACACCCATTCTTCAGGCAGTGCGCGACTGTTTCGCATTCGTCACAGATCATTTCAATTCTCCTTGCGACTCAATGGTTGCCTCAACCACTTGTGCGTCATCGCCACAGGCTTTAAAAAGCGCGTTCATCAACACTTCTTCGTTGTGTTCCAGCCGCTTTATCTCAGCCTCCAAAAAGTCCTTTTCGCTTAAAAATATTTTCATGTGTTCTCCTTAATGCCGTGGGCGGCTTCGACCCATTTGGCAACTTTGCGAAATGTTTTGCTGTCGCACGGGCAGAATGGATTGTTGGTGCTGAATGTCTGTTCACGCCCCTTTTCTAACTGCTCAACCGTCAGCGGCTTGCGGCTTTGCGTCAGCGCATCGGTCAGGATGTTGACCTGTCGCTCCATTGCTTCCATCTCGGCAGGCCATGAGTTGCGCTCATCAGCAATAGCGTCAGCACGAACAAGGGCTTCAAAGGCTTTGAGATGTAAAGTCAGGTCGTGGTCTTCAACCCAAGGCGTAGTTGGGTTGTCAATGCTACAAATCAGCTCTGCCTCACGGGCCATGTCTATCGTGGATTTCATAAGCTCACCTCACGCATCTCCCAACCCAACAAGAAGTACGGCCAGCGCATTGCCAAGCTGACGTTGTTGTACTTGCCGGTGTCGCTCTTGCTGAAGTCGGTGTGACCTTTGGAGGTCATAACGGCCTCAAATACTTTTTGTGCGTGTGTCATGTCTGCTCCTCGTCCATGGTCTCTTTCAAGAATACTGTCAGTCGTTTGATCTTGCCCTTGTGGAACTCGACCATCTTGGCGGCGTACTCTTGACTGGTCTGCGCATTGAGCAGATCGCGGCGAGACTGCTCAAGTTCACGCAGCGCAATCGTCTCTGGGCTTGGTAGCGCGTAGAGAGATTTGATAAATTGAATCAGGTTCATTACATTTACTCCAGTGGTTGATGTGACACAAGTGTATCACACATTTTTGGATATGCGGTATTGTTTGACTGCGTTGCGCAATCCGGCCTGTGTTGTTGCTTTTTCATCAAGCGCCAGTGCCTGCGCTTGATCCAATGTGTCTTGCATCAGGATGCGGTGGCACATGACTGGTGCCCCCTGACCCTGACGGCGCACACGGGCGTTGAACTGCTCGTACAGGTCCAGCGACCAATTGAGGCCATACCACACGAGGATGTGGCCGTTCTTCTGCAAGCCGTCGATGCCGTGACCCATCGACGCAGGGTGGCCAATCATCAGTTGGCAGTCGCCTGTCTTCCAGCGGTGCATGGCGTTGGTCAGAGACGCCTCGCTCTTGCACTCGGTCAGGTTGATGGGGCGCAGGTGTTTAAACTTCTCCATGATCCTGGCAGCGTCTGACCGATAGGCATAGGCACACAGGATCGGTGAGCCGTTGGCCTCATCGATGATGTCCTCAAGGGCTTCAAGTTTCAAGTCGTGCACTGGCTCCCACAGTGGCATCCCGGCCACGGGGTACATGGCACCGTTGGAGAACTGCAAGCACTTGTTGATCAGCGCAGCTTGGTTGAACGCCTCGATCTCCTTGCCGCTGTCGAGCACCATGAAGAACTCTTTTTCCAACCTGTCGTACTTGGCCCGCAGATCCTCGGGCATCTCGATCTCGATGTTGTTGACAATCAGGTCGGGCAGCGGGTTGTAGTCCTCGGCTGACATCTCGAGTGTGATGTCCCCGATCAACTTCTTGATCGTGTCCTCGGTGTCGTCATAGGGCAGCTCTTTGTACGGACCCACCTTGCGGTAGAACCGGGTCTTGAACTGCGTCTTGCTGACGCCCAGGCGCTCACCCTTGTCCACCACAAGGAACTGACCATGCAGATCCTTGTACCCGTTAGATGCAGGGGTGCCGGTCAGGCCCGTGGTCCAGTCGAACTGGTCCAAGATCTTCTTGACTGCCTTTACCCTGTTGGTCGCGGAGTTCTTGCACTTGCTGATCTCGTCCCAAACCACACCGTTGAACGGCATGGGCTTGTTCTTCTTGACAAAGTAGGTTTGGAGTGTCTCAGCGAGCCAACCGAGGTTCTCGTAATTCACCATGTAGACGTCAGCAGGGCGCAGGAGAGCGCGGGTGCGCTGGTCCTTGGTGCCCGTGACCATGCTGAACTTGAGGTGCTTGGTGTGTTCCCACTTCGCAGCCTCCTGCCTCCAGACCAGACGGATGACTCGGATGGGGGCCACGATGATCACGCCGCGCAGGAACTGGGTGCGGATCAGGTGAGCCAAGCTGGTCAACGTGATCACGGTCTTGCCCAGCCCCATGTCGAGCCACAGCATCGAGTTGGGGTGGGTGCACTGGAAGTTGACAGCTTTTTGCTGGTAGCCGTGGAGCAGGTCAGGTGTCAGCATATATCACCGGAATTGTTATGCGAATTTCCACACCATCGTGCTCAAAGCACAACTGGTTACCTGAAATACGGACACGAATTAAATGTTTCTCACCCCAACCAAGACCGAACCATGTAACAGCGTCTTTAAATTTGTCGTAAAAATAATCAGCGTTCATGTCATGCCCCCATCACCATCACGTCAACCATCAACTTACCCTCGGCCACGTTGTCGATGACGAACACGTTGACCATGTGTTGCCGGAGCCTGTCGTGCTCTCGGTACTGCGCAGGCGTGGGCACCTGCCCCTCGCGCTTGAACTCGCAGAACCACATGCGCCCGTCAGGTCCGATGAACAGACGGTCGGGCACAGCGGCACGGTTGGGGCTGGTGAACTTGTACGCCAGCACATCCTTGGACTTGGCGTACTCGCAGACCTTGGCTTCAATTTGTTTTTCCAGCACGGCGGTTCTCCAGTTCGATCAGCAGTTCGATGTAATGCTTGGCTTTCTCCAGATCAGCGATGCCGTTCTTCTTGCGCCAGCGTGAGATGTACTTGACCACGTTGCCCTCCATGTAACCCATCGCGTTGGCGTGGATGTACTCGATGGGCTGGATCGGCAGATCCTTGTAATGGTTGCCGTCCACCTGTTTGTCCAATGCGTTCATGCCAATGCCAGACATAGCTTCTCCACTTCTTTGACGTAGTAATCGAAATCGACAGGCAGCTTGCCTGCATCCTTGATGTCGTTGCAAGGCTGGACACCCCAGCCACTCTCAACGGCAAACTTGCGCCACTGGCCGGGCTTCTTCGCCAGTGGTGGCATGTACTTGACCAACTGCCCGCCGCCCTTGGCAACGTAGTAGCGGGTCGTGTTCTGAAGCTGCGAGGTCACACCATCCTTCTCGATCCCCAGGTGACTCGACCTGGGCACCTTGGTGCGCAGCATGAAGTCCATGATGTGCGGCCACTGCTCAACTGTCTCGCGGATCGGGGCACCGTCAACCAACACCTTCTCGGCCACCTTGGCGACCACCAGAGCGCCGTGGTTCTGGTGCCACTCCATGTCCCACTCGTACGCACCCTTGCGCTTGGTGCTGCCGTTCTCAAACACGCCGATGTAGTTGTTGACATCGCGCACCATCATGGCCTTGTAGATGGCTTCTTCAAGGTTCAGCCCTGTGCGGGTCTGCCATGCAGCGCGGGCCACATCGACCAGCCACTTGTTGGCCCGAGGCACACGCACTGTCAGACCATCGGTGTTGACCTGAATGATGCGCAACCCCTCGATGTGCATCAGTCCCTCGGCCAGCAGGCACAGCAGCAGTTGGCCGTTGAGCGTGATCGACATGGTGAACAGCGGGTCGTAGAACACAGAGAACTGGTTGTTGCTGTCACCGTAGACGCCGTTGAGCGCCAGCTTCAGCATCGCGCTTTCTGCGGATTTCTTGGGGTAGGACTTGCGCTGCTCGAACAGGAACTTGTAGATGCTGACAAACTCTTTTCCGAGATGGGCCGGGTAAAACCCATTCGTGATTGCCAAGTTTGGATAGTATGAAGTGACATCCAAGTCCACGATGATGTGCTCACCGTCAGACTCGATGACCTCAGACTCGATGGAGCCGTGGATTCCTCCAAGGCCGAAGACAAAAGTAAATCCATTGATTGATGCTGTGAGGTCCGTAAAGACCCCCTTGGTTTCGGTGATGGTCTGAGCCTTGAGCCAGTCCAGCACCCGGTTGAACTCGGGCTGCTCGAACTTGATCCACGGCAAGATGGCGTCTTTGAGCGCGATTACTGGGCGCTTGGTCTGCCGGGGTGTGCGACCCTTGGGGCCAAAGTCGTAGCAGGCAACACCGGCTTCTTCCAGCTTCATGACGAAGTAGTCTTTGCCGATCTTGGTGTCGTTGTGATTCATGAAGTCGCGGTTGTACTTGCGCGTCAGTTCTTCACGGAAGTGGATCATGTCAAGCGTGTGGTGATAGAACGCCTTGGTCTGCGCCACATCGTGCTTGTTGTACTCCTTGAGCACTTCGATCTGCTCACGGTTCAGCATGGTGCCCACCGGGAACGGCAGATCCTCAATGCTGTCGCTGCGCATGTTGAACTCCAGCACCTTGAGGCTGGTGGCGCGGGCACGATTGTCAAAATGATGTATTTTGAACAGGTCGATCTGGGTGACGAACTGATCCGAGGGTTTGACCAAGTGCATCCACCTGCTGCCATCCTCGTCTTGGCTGTTGATGATCGCCATCGCCTTTTGGTACAGCGTGTTGGCGTCACTGTGACCCATGCGGATCAGCGTGTGGATGACGGGGTAGTCGAAGCCAAGGTTGTTGAACCCGATCATGCGTGAGTCGGTGTCCTTAAGGAACTGGAGGAACTCGATGATCTCTTTGGAGTCGTTGCGTAAAGCACTGATCTCGAACATCCAGTGCAGCGGTGCTTCTGCGTGTTCCACGGCCAGCGTGAACACGTTGGGATAGGTTTCCACATCAAAGACATAGTCGTTACTCATTACTGTTACCGGTTAGGTGGGGCAGGTGCTAGTTGGTCAACCAACAAACGCGACCAATGCGGTGTTGGACACACCTGCCCCGATTCAATTACTGACCGAAGAACGAAGGCAGGCCAGCAGGTGCGCCAAACGGTGCGGCAGGCATGTTCGGAGACTGCTGATAGGGAGCAAATCCGGGCACACCTGCTTGCACTGGAGCACCAGCCACAGCGCCGAACAGGCTAGACGCATCGACAGAGCCTTCGCCAAACGGTGTGTCATCGTTGGCAAACTGGACAGCGATCAAGTCGCAGCGGATGCCACGACCATGCTTGTTGTCTTGCAGCCATGGTTTGACAGCAGCGTTGACTCGGCAACCACCGTACATCTTGCGGGCCAACTGCTGAAACGCCATCGTGTTGGCTGGGTCAACGGGTGAGCCATCGGCTTGGATCATCTGCGGTGCAGTGTCGCGGCCAGCAGTGATGAACACAGCACCAGCGTCAGCGTAGCCATCGTAGGGCTTGAAGGTCTTTTTGTTGACCTTCTCAGTGCCCACGCCGTAGCAGCGGGTCTTGCGGTCGTTTTGGATCATGCCCATAACGGTTTGGGCGTGCTCTTTCCACTTCTCCAGTGCCATCGCACCGTAACGTGCCATGAACTGCTGGAACCCTGCGTGATCCTGGGGCATGATGAACTCAGCGTTGTAGCTGATGCGAGTGGCACCAGTAGCTTCGTTCACCTGCTTTTGTGGTTCAGCGAGATGTGGGAAGGACAGACGGACGTTCGACAAAAAGATGATTTCAGACATTACATTTACTCCAGTTTAAGAAAGCCATGATGGCAGGACTTCAGTTTGATCAACAGACTGAATTTGGACAACACCGTTGTTGACGGTGTATTCGATTTTGGTCGTGAGGTCGCCAGCAACACGGCCTTCATCAACTGCGCTAAACAGCGGCGCAGCGTTCTTGATGACCGCAGGACGGCCATCAGACTCGGGGACCACGGTCAGTTTGCCCGCCAACTTGCTGACGTACTCCTGATCCATGCGTTTGAGTTGGCGCTCGGTGAGCGTGACTTTGGTGCCATCCTTCTTCTCCCACGTCAGCTTCTCAGCCTTCGCAGGTGACACAAGTTTGGTTTCGTAAACAGCGCCCTTGGGGATACCCATCTTGACCAGCTTCTCAGCCATCTCAGCTTCGGGCAGTGCCCAGGCACGAGATCCGCGACCATTGACCAGCTTGAGGCCGGGGATGGTCCCACCAGCTTCAAGGCGGCGCAGGGCCTCCTTCTCCACACCTTCGAGGAGTTGGCGCATCAAGGGGGCAGCTTCCATGATCTGAGCGATCTGGGCATCGTCCATCGTGGATGGATCTTTGTCAGCACTTTGCTGTGCGACATCGAGTGTTTGAGTTACGACAGGTTGGAACATGATCCCGACCTCTTTCATTACGTTGTTTGCCAGTGCAGAGCATGACCCCTTGGCACGGCAGAATTTACATTGACTTTCACCCGGTACAAGCGGTGCATCTGGTTTGTCAGTTGCAGCAGCTTGCGTGATGATTGTACCCATGTTGGCCAACAAGTCATGCACCGACACATCGTGCGATGTGATAGCAGGCATACCGCGCAGGGCCAGCTTGGGCTGGATGATGGTCATGCGAACCGTCTTGAAAGGGTAGGCACCGTTAACGGGCAACTTGAAGCCAGCCAAGACACCATAGGCGTACTGCTCAAGCTGCATGTTGCCTTCGGCGCTAACGATGCCCATGCCGTCTTTGTAGTCGATCAGCTCAAGCATGTCGTAACCATGGATCTGAATGTCCACAGTGCCCGACAAGTCAGAGCGACCAAGCAGGTGCTCAGGGTCCACACGGGTCTCGCTGATGACCTTAGGGATCACGAACGGTGAGGACTCCTCGGCCACGCGCTTGTCAATATAGTCAAGGGCTGTCTGCACACGGGCCGCACGATCAGCGTCAACATGAAACGAGCCGTCGTGGTCGGTGATCAATTGACCGAGGTAGAACTGTGCGGCCTTTCCAGACTTAACGCACATCTCAAGCAGCGTGTGCGAATGTGTGCCATCGGCAGCAGCGGGGCCGCTACCGGTGTCAGGGTACTTGGCCTCCTCTCGAATTGAGCCAGGGCACAAGGCCCAACGGCTACGCTTTGAGGGGGACAGTTGGGCGTGTGCGCTCATTCAACTACCTCGACTGTTGGTACAGTTTGCCATTGATAGTCTTCAGGATCTGTGGGGTCAATCCACTTCTGCTGAAGAATTAATTTAACCGGGCCGGGTACGACTCGTTCGAATGACTTCTCAAGGTATGTGTACTGCTTGACAAACCGCAGTTCAGCGGTTGCCATCTTTCGCACAGGGTTTGCGTGAATGACTGACATGATCAGCCTTTCAATGCTTCCACACCAGCGAACAAAGCGCCGTAGTGCTCGGGCTTCACATCGTTGATGTTCTGGTAACCCAGACCCACCAGCACATTTTGAATCTGTGCACCTTTGGCAGCGCCCAGGGCCTTGTATGCACCCATGACGTAGTCGATCAGACCCTTGCCATCAGAGAACGGTGCGCCAGTGGTCACAGGTGCGGCAACAGGTGCTGGAGCCACGAAGGCAGGGGGCGCTGGCATGGCAGGAGCAGCGGCCACGGGTGCAGGGGTGTCCACGACAGATACAACCACAGGGGTAGCTTGTACCACGGGTGCGGGTGCTGGTGCAACAGGTGCAGGTGCTGATACATTGCTGGACTCCAGCTTGGCAGTCAGGGCGACCACAGCAGCAGTCAGGGCTTCGATTTTATTTTCCAGTGACATAAAGTTTCTCCAGTTTACGGGTTACAGGGGGTTGAATTGTGAGGCGGTCTTCAACAAACGCCTCGACGATTTCACGATGCACTTCGCTCGGGGTTCCGATCTTTTGTGCTTTCTCATGAAACTTGGTGCGCGTTTTGTCTGTCACTCGGACAGTCATGAACGCTGATTTGGGTGGTTGTGTCATAAATAATTTCCTTGACCGATGACGAAGTGTACCACGACCTGTGATACGATTGTCAAACAGTTTGAAATTATTTTGCAAAAAGAAAAGCCCCGGTGGTTAGACCGAGGCTTTAAAGGAGAGACATCATGAAGAAACTGGCAACTGCGATCACCAGCACGAGGATTTTATGACAGCTATCCCAACAGTACAAGCACACCCTGCATCCATCGATGCTTACATCCGGCACGGCTGGTCCCTTGTCCCCATCCCAGCAGGCACCAAGGGGCCACGCACCCCAGGGTGGAACATCAAAACCAACGCCCTCAAGTCCCAATCCGAGCTGCCAACAGGCTACGGCATCGGCTTGGCCCATGCGTACAGTGGCACGATGGCCTTGGACATTGACGAGTGGGACGCCACCACTGTGGCGCTCAAGCAACACGGCATCGATCTTCAGATGCTGTACGATGCCAACGATGCTGTCATCGTCGACTCGGGCAGGGCTGGTCACGGCAAGCTGCTGTACCAGATGCCCTTTGGTCTGGCCCTGCCGTCCAAAAAGATCCTGATCAATAGCGTCACCGCCTACGAGCTGCGCTGCGCCACGGCCAACGGCCTAACGGTGCAGGATGTCATGCCCCCATCGATCCACCCCGCCACGCTTCAGCCCTACCGGTGGGCGGGCAAGGGACACTGGACCCGTCTGCCCACCATACCCCAGCCCCTGCTCGATCTGTGGCAAGGACTGTTGGCCGAAGACAACACCCGCACCATTGGCACGGGCGAAGCTGTCGATGCGTCATGGTCCGAGATCCGATCAGCACTTGAGGCCATCCCGGCCAACTGTTCCCGTGAGGAGTGGGTGACCGTGGGCATGGCGCTCAAGTGGGCTGGAGAGCAGACCGATCAGCTTGACCAAGCCCTGACTCTTTGGCATGACTGGAGCCAGCAGTCGGTTGACAAATACCCGGGCGAGCGTGAAATCGTCAACCAATGGGTCAGCTTCAGAAACGACAAGGCCACAGCGGTCAAGCTGGGCAGTCTGTTCCACACGGCCAAGCAGCACGGATGGGTCAAGCCTATGCCCGACATCTCGTCCATGTTCTCAGCAGTGGGGGAACCTGCCGACCCAAAGTCAGTCATCGTTGACCTGCGGCCACGGCCACCGATGATGGATGTATCCCTGTGGCCTGCTGTCATTGCCCGCCGCGCCGAGGAGATCGGCCAGACCGTGGGCTGTGACCCACTGGTGCCCCTGTTCGCAGGGCTGGCCGCTGTCTGTGGTGTGGTCGATGCCCGTACCCGACTCGAGCTGATCAAGGACTTCAAAGTGCCACCAGTTCTGTGGCTCATGACCATCGGTGCGCCAGCAGACAAAAAGACCCCAGGCTCCACCCCGATGCTGGCCCCGCTCAAGCACCTTGAGCTGGAAGACCGCCCACGGTTTAAGAAGGATCTGCTGGACTGGGAAGGTCAAGAGGCCATGTTCGCATCCAGCAAGAAGGCGTTTCTTGAGTTCTCGGGCAGTCCTGACGCCATACTCGGCGGTGATCAAGCGCCCCAAGTGTACGACCTGCCCCCGCAGCCGGTGCCCCTGCGCATCACGGTGGATGACGTGACCAGCCAGAAGCTGGTGCGCCTTGCTGCCGACCGGCCACGGGGTCTGCTGTGCGCCCTTGACGAGATGAACTCGTGGGTGCGCAAGCTGACCGACAAGGCCAGCGGCGAGGACCGCTCGGCATGGGTCAAGGCTTACGAATCGTCCCCGTACGAGATGGACCGTGTGGGCAGCGGCTCGATCTTTGCCGAGAATCTGGCCGTGTCGATTTACGGCAACATCCAGCCCCGAGTGTTCCGTGAGAACCTGCACAACCTGTCAGCCGATGGTCTGGTGCAGCGGTTTGTGCCCTGCATCCTGAACGGCAACCTGACCCGCAAGCCCGTGGAGATCCCCGACTACCTGCTCAACAAGCAGCAGTGGGAGCAGACCCTGCGCATCGTGTTCGCCCTGCCTGCCATGACTTACCAGTTGTCACCCGAGGCCAAGACCATTTATCAGGAGTTCCAAGACTGGTATGACGCCAAGCGCCACGATGAAAGACTGTTGCAATCAGACGACACGTTCATGACGGCGTTCGGCAAGGTCGAGGGCTTGGCCGGTCGCATCATGCTCATGTTCCACCTGATGGAGTCGCCCTTTAGCCCCATGGTGTCCGCAGATCTGGCCAAACGGGTGATCGAGATGGTCCAGTCCTACGTGGTCCCGGCCTATCGGTATGCCCTGAGCGAGTTGTCTGGTGCGTCCAACTTCGACACATGGCTGCGGGACTACATCATCCAGCACGCCGACGAGTCCACGATCACCATGGCCGAGATCAAGCGGTCAGCCCGCCGTCAGATCGAGAAGGTGAACGTGTGGCAGCAAGATCAGATGATCTACGGGGCCATGTACCCGCTGGAGCAGGGCAGGTGGGTCATGCGCATGGACGATGGGTCAAAAGAGAACCAGCACCATGCCCAGTGGGCCATTAACCCTGCGCTGGCTGTGCAGTTCAAGGACCACCGCAAGGCCGTGATCGATGCTAAACAGCGCCAACTCGATGAGATTTACAGGCTGTCGAGAAAAGAAAAGCCCCGTGTTCACGGGGCCGAGTTGCTGGATTAATCAAGGGGCCGCTGGCCCCTTTTTTTATTTGCGGTTCAGACTGAATTTGAGCCAGCACGACTGGCACAGCCATCGGGCAGGGGTCATTTGCACCCCGCCCTCGGGCAGACGGTCACGGTAGCAAACAGCGCAAGGTTTCATTTCAATTCCAATTTCAAAAAAGTTTCAAACGGCTTATAAAGGGCTTTTTTGCCCAGAGGGTGCTCGATGGTTGGTTCGATGCCTTAGTTTGCCGTCTGGTTCGATGCCTTAACAGCCCGTGAGGGACGCCCGCGCTTAACGGGCACCACGGCCACCGGCGCAGGGATCAGCCCGGCCATGAGCGCCGGGGCCAGTGCACCCACAAGGTCCAGCACTTCCACCAGTCGCACGGCGGCGGCGTTTGGTGCGCGGGTGCCATTGGTCCATTTTCGAAGGGTGAACACGGGAACACCCAGCAGACCGGCGGCTTGTTGTTCGGTTAACTGGTGCCGGGCAATCAGTGCACCCAGCGCGGGCATGAAATCGGGGTTTTGAGCGGGTTTTTTGTCAGTCATGGGGGTGAGGTAGGGTAAGGGTCAAAAAATGCCCCATGGGGTCACCATGGGGCAGGGTTACGGGGTTTGCCGGGGTTAAGAGTCCCAAGCGGCGAGGATTAAGGCGACAATGGCCGATACGATAACGGCTGTCATGCGGTCACCCCCTGGGCCATGGGGGCAGGGGGCAGCGCTTCGCGTTGTTCGCGGGCGTATCGTCGCACCTGGGCAGCGGTCCAGGGGACCGGCCCCCCTGGTGGTGGAAATGGCCACGTGTTCATTGTTCAGCCCCTAAATAAGCGCGCTCATAGCGGGCAGCGTGCAGGTCAGTTTTCAATTGTTCGATTTCGTTGACGGCTTCACCCAGTGCACGCTGCAGGTCAGCGATGCGGGCGAACAAATGAGCGGTGTTAGTGAAGCCCTCAGAATAGGCCAGGCGTTCGGCTTCGCAGGCGGGCAGGTTTTCTAAGTTGATCATGCGGTTACCTCTTCAATACATAACGGGGTCAGCGGGTCATAGATCGGCGAAGGGTTGACCAATGTATCGGGCAAAAAGTCCAAGGTTATCCTGGTGCGATACTGGCCGCAATTCAGCGCGTTATATCGGCGGACATAGTCGCCGCCCGTCATGCCGGGGATAAATTTAGGAAAAATCCGTTCACTGGGTTTTTGTTTTTCCCGGCGAAGGGTTGCCATAAATTTGGAAATTTTGGCTTTTTGTTCTGGGGTGTTCGTTTTCATGCTGCCACCTTCAAGCGGATAACCCGTGCCATTTTCTGACCATGGGCCGGATAGCAGATTAGCGGGATTGTTTTATCCCAGCACGCCCTGCACCCGCTGCACTTTCCCTCATGCTCATAAGCCCTGCACAGTGCAGCGCCAGGGTGATCCTGGAAAGTATCGGCGCTGGGTCCAATGACTGACCCGTGCAGGCCAGGGATATATTCCCCGTTGATCGAATCAGCGGAAAAGCGCACCGATACATTCGGCAGTGCTTTCATTTGGTCCAGGACCATTCGGAATTTTGGGAATTTATACATTCGAGTCGGCAGCCAGTGTTTCACCCAGGGGGTGCGCTGCATGACTTCGAGCACTTTTTCAGCCAGGGCGAGCGAATACAGATCCCCGCTGTCCAGCCACCTGAAATAGCGATCCTTTTCTAATTCGGCCACCATTTCGTCGCACCAGTCCAGACGGGTCCAGTCCGTGCGGTTAAATTCCCGTGGTGCTTTTACGTTCGGGTAGTTGTAATTCCCCGTTGTCGCGTAGCAGCCCTTACAGGCGTCAACGAGAACGCCGGGTGACTCAATAGACCCCGGGCAGGTGTCAAGGGCTTGAAGGGACCATGAACGGATCCCGTCCAATTTCGAAGTGATAGATATTTTCGGCATGTTCAACCCTCCATTTCTTCGAATGACAATTGCAACTCAGCAGCGGCGCGGGA